CTCCGTCACCCGGATGAAAAACCAGAAAGGTGACGGCAAATGCCACCCCAAACATAAACCTCCTTTAGGATAGTTTTTTAGAAAAATTACTATAAGAAAAGTTATGTTTTGAGGAGGCATTGCCCGTCACCCAGATGAAAATTAGTAATGTGTGACGGCCAGTGACTCCCAATACTATAACTTCCTATAGGATAGTTTTTTAAAAATTACTATAGAAAGGTATGTTTTAAGGAGTCACTGGGTGACACAAAGAGGTATCAACCATGAGAGAAAAAATGATCGAACATAAAATTGTGATGGAAACCAAGGCACGGGGCGGGATGGCATTGAAGTTTGTTTCCCCTTCCTTCTCCGGAATGCCTGACAGACTTATCCTTCTTCCGGGCGGAAGGATGGCCTTCGTTGAAGTCAAAGCCCCAGGAAAGAAGCCACGTCCTTTGCAGGAGGTCCGCCATGCCATGCTTCGGCGGCTGGGCTTTTCCGTATACGTCTTGGATGACCCAGAGAAAATTCCTGCCATGCTTGATTCGATAGCACACACGCAGGATGGGGAAGAAGGCGGAAACGGATGAGATTCATTCCACATACATACCAGCAATATGCCATTCAGCATATAGAAACCCACAAGGAAGCAGCGCTCTTCCTGGATATGGGACTGGGCAAAACGGTGATTGCCCTTTCTGCCATCTGGGACCTTGCCTTTGATTTCTTTGAAGTCAGCAAGGTACTGGTAGTCGCTCCGCTTCGTGTGGCAAGAGACACTTGGCCAGCAGAAATCGAGAAATGGGAGCATCTGAAATACATGACCTACTCCGTGGTGGTAGGAACCGAAGAGGAAAGAAGGCAGGCGCTCTTGAAGAAAGCCCTAGTCTACATTATCAACCGAGAAAATGTGGACTGGCTGGTGAGCAAAAGCGGAGTGTCCTTTCGATTCGACATGGTTGTGATTGATGAGCTCTCTTCCTTCAAGTCTCATACCAGTAAGCGCTTCAAGAGTCTTCTGAAAGTTCGGCCGCGAATCAAAAGAATCGTGGGCCTTACCGGTACTCCTTCAGGAAATGGCCTCATGGACCTCTGGGCGGAGTTCCGGCTGCTGGATATGGGAAAACGCCTGGGAAGGTATATCAGCCATTATCGGGAAGCCTTCTTTGAGCCTGACAAGAGAAACCAGATGATGGTTTTTTCCTACAAGCCTCGCCCAGGAGCTGCTAAGGAAATCTACCAGCTGATTGGTGACATGACCATTTCTATGAAGTCCCTGGATTTCCTTCCTATGCCAAAACTCATCATGAACGAAGTACATGTGAAGCTCTCACCGGCAGAGAGGAAAGTGTACGACGAGCTTCGGAAGAAAATGGCCCTGTCGATTGAAGGCAAAGAAATCGATGCTGCCAATGCCGCCGCCCTTTCTGGGAAACTTCTCCAGATGGCAAATGGCGCGGTGTATGACGACGACCATAAACCTATCCGCATTCATGACAGGAAGCTGGATGCCCTGGAAGACCTGGTGGAAGCAGCCAACGGGAAACCTATCCTCATTGCCTACTGGTTCAAGCACGATTTGGCCAGAATGAAAGAAAGGCTTTCCATTCGTGAAATCCGTTCCTCCAAGGACATCACTGATTGGAATGAAGGAAAGATTCCAGTGGCTGCTATTCACCCGGCCTCTGCCGGTCATGGCCTCAACCTTCAGGCCGGAGGCTCCGTACTCATCTGGTTTGGGCTCACCTGGTCCTTGGAATTGTACCAGCAGACCAATGCAAGACTCTGGCGGCAAGGGCAGAAACACACAGTTATCATTGAACATATCGTGACAGAAGGAACCATTGATGAACAAGTGATGCGGGCACTTCAGTCAAAGAATAAGACACAGGAAGCACTGATTGCGGCTGTGAAAGCTAATCTGAAAGGAGAATAACATGAACGTACTGGTGAAATACTTCAACAAGAGAAATGGAACTATTGAAGCCATGAACGACTATGGTTCCATGCAGACTATTCTGAACAACACCGACAGGCTGATTAAAGAAGCCTATGAAAACATGGAAGGCGTAGGTTCTCCCAAGATTACTGGCCTTCCCGGAGCCCATGACCCCAAAGCTAAAGAAGCCCGCCTCGTTTCTGGGCTGGATGACATTTCCATCCTTCGCGACCGCTATGCCCAGGCAAAGGCCTACATGGAGTGGTTCCAGCCGGCCTGGGATGCGCTGGATGAGGACGAGCAGTATGTCCTTCAGACGTTTTACCTTGATTCCGTCAGTCGCTGCGACGCCATCGAAGCCATCTGTGACCATTTCCATGTGGAGCGGAGTACAGCCTACAACAAGAAGAACAAGGCATTAAGCCGGCTTTCAGTTCTTCTCTTTGGGAAATGAGGTAAAATCTCGGACGAAATCCACGGGTTAATGTGTTATACTGATAACGTAAGCTCCTGGGGAAAACCTCAGGGGCTTCTTTCGTGGAGGTAAAGAGATGCCAAGAAAACCAAAGAAGCCTTGTGCCTATCCTGGCTGCCCTCGGCTTACAGAGAAAAGGTACTGCGAGGAGCACGAGAAGCTGGTGAATAGGCAGTATGAAAAATATGGACGGTCCAAAGAAGAAAAGAAGCGGTATGGCTCACGCTGGCAGAAAATACGAGATGCTTACATTCACTCGCATCCCCTCTGCGAGCAGTGCCTGAAGGAAGGACGAATGACACCAGCGGAGGAAGTTCACCACAAGCTACCGCTCAGTCATGGAGGAACACATGACTTCAGTAACTTGATGTCTCTTTGTAAGTCTTGTCACTCTAGAATCACTGCGGAGATGGGTGACAGATGGCATAACAAGCGACTACCTTCAAACGAACGGTGAAGGTAGAAATAAAAAGTTTCTACATTAGCCGTCACACCCGACAAAGGGTAGGGGGGCCTAAAATCTCGGAACGCCGATAAAATCGGAACGGGCGTGGGCTCTCACGCATAAAAACGCGATTTCAAACGGGGGAATAGCCCCATGAGGTGAGAAGGAGAGACATGGCGAAGGATGGAACCAATAGAGGCGGCGCCAGACCGGGTGCTGGAAGACCCCAGAAGCCCCTTGCTGACAAGATAAATGAAGGAAACCCGGGTAAGCGTCCTCTGCAGGTGATTGAGTTTAAAAACATGGAAGATTTGAAAGGGGAAGAGATGCCAAAGCCGTCCAGAATGCTTTCTGCAAAGCAGAAAAATGGCAAAAAACTGCTGGCGGCAAGCATTTATAAAAAGACTTGGGCGTGGCTCGAAAAAAGGAGCTGCGCCGTTTTTGTCTCTCCTGATCTTCTGGAGCGCTATGCTATGTCGGCAGCTCGCTGGATTCAGTGCGAGGAGGCGGTCACAGAGTGGGGCTTTCTGGCTAAACATCCAACCACAGGAAATGCGATTCAGAGTCCTTATGTTGCCATGTCCCAAAGCTACATGGCCCAGACGAACCACCTATGGGATGAAATTTATCAGATTGTGAAGGACAACTGCTCCAGCGAGTATAAAGGAGATAGTCCCCAGGATGACATTATGGAGCGGCTCCTTCGTTCGCATGATGGGAAAAACTAAATAAGGCATTACAGAGTTTATGGCACTTCACAGGAATTTCTTGGAGGTGCTTTTTTATTTTCTAAAAGGAGAACGGTATGCAGATAGAAAAGAAGAAAGTCATAGACCTCGTTCCTGCTGACTATAATCCCCGTAAGGATTTGAAGCCGGGGGATAAGGAATATGAAAAACTGAAAAGGAGCATTGATGAGTTTGGGTATGTGGACCCGCTCATCTGGAATAAAAGAACTTCCCGTCTGGTCGGTGGCCACCAGCGGCTCAAAGTGCTCAAAGATATGGGCATTGATGAAGTTGACGTTGTTGTTGTAGATATGGATGAGGAGAAAGAAAAAGCCCTCAATGTGGCTCTGAATAAAATCAGCGGCGATTGGGATAAAGATAAATTGATGCTTCTTATCACGGACCTCCAGGGCGAGGATTTTGACGTTTCTCTGACCGGCTTTGACCCGGAGGAGCTGGATGACCTTTTCAAAGACGACATGAAGGATGGCGTAAAGGATGACAACTTTGATGTAGATAAAGAACTCAAGAAGCCAACCATGACCAAAGCGGGTGATCTTTGGCAGCTGGGAGAGCACCGGCTGCTTTGCGGGGACAGCACCAAAGAGGAATCCTATGACCTTCTGATGGCGGGCAAGCAGGCCAATCTTGTAATCACGGATCCGCCGTACAACGTAAACTACCAGGGCTCTGCGGGGAAAATAAAAAATGACAACATGAAGGACGATGCCTTCTACCAGTTTCTGCTCGCTGCTTTTACTAACATGGAGAAATATATGGCAAGTGACGCTTCCATTTATGTGTTCCATGCAGATACGGAAGGTTTGAATTTCAGGAAGGCTTTTTCTGATGCGGGCTTTTACCTTTCGGGTACATGCATCTGGGTGAAGCAGTCCCTGGTGCTTGGCCGCTCACCATATCAATGGCGCCATGAGCCGATTCTTTTTGGATGGAAGAAAAAGGGGAAACACTGCTGGTATGCCGGCCGGAAGGAATCCACCATCTGGGAGTTTGACAAACCTAAGAAGAATAAGGACCACCCGACTATGAAGCCCATTCCGCTTCTGGCCTACCCGATTATGAATTCCTCCATGACCAATTCCATTGTGCTTGATCCCTTCGGCGGAAGCGGCAGTACACTCATTGCCTGCGAGCAGACCAAACGAATCTGCAGGACCATTGAGCTGGATGAAAAATTCTGTGACGTTATTGTGAAAAGATATATCGAGCAGGCCGGCAGCACCAAAGATGTCAAAGTGGTGCGGGATGGTCTGACGTACGGCTATGAAGAGGTGAAGGTGGATGAGTGAGCTGACATTAGGCAGCCTGTTTTCGGGAAGCGGGGGCTTTGAACTGGGCGGGCTTCTTTCGAGAATCAGGCCTGTCTGGAATTCAGAAATAGAACCGTTTCCTATAAGGGTGACCACGAAACACCTGCCGGAGGTGAAGCATTACGGCGAAATAAGGACAATGTCCGGCGGAGATGTCACACCTGTGGATATCATCACGTTCGGATCGCCCTGTACGGATATGTCTATTGCAGGGCGGAGGGCGGGACTTGAAGGAAGACAGTCCTCCCTTTTCTTTGAAGCGATAAGAATTGTAAAGGAGATGCGGGATAAGACAAATGGAAAATATCCGAGATACATCGTGTGGGAAAATGTCACAGGCGCCTTTTCCAGCAATAAGGGAGAAGATTTCCGGCGCGTACTTGAAGAAATATGCGGCGTTAAAAAAATCGACATACCATCTGCTCGACCTGAGAAATGGAAAAGGGCCGGCTGCATCATGGGAGACGGTTTCTCCCTGGCATGGAGGGTGCTTGATGCAGAATATTGGGGAGTTCCCCAAAGACGTCAGCGTATCTACCTTGTCGCAGATTTTGCTGGTGAAAGCGCCCCAAAAATATTATTTGAATCCGAGCACCTGTCTGGGTATTCTCCGGAGGGCTTCCAAAAATGGAAAGCATTTGCCGGAAGAACTGCAGAATGCACTGATTCTCCAGTCCAGATCTGTTTAGATGATGAGGGCGGGCTTCGCATGAGTGTATTTGAAGGCAGGTCCGGAACGCTCAGGGCAAACGGCAATCATACCCCACTCGTGCTTTTTGAAAGCCATGGGAGGGACGGAAGATTCAGCGGACCGAAAGAGCCGGCACCATGCCTTTCAGCGCTTCTTGGTACAGGGGGCAACAATCAGCCGCTTGTAATGAAGGAGCCGGGGAAGGATGTAAAACCGCAGATTCTTCAGATCCGTTCCGGCCCTGCAGCAGGCGGGGGAGGGACAGGACTGCTGACTCAGGAAGACAGCTGCTCCGCCCTGACATGCCGGCACGATCAGACTTTGTTTGAACCATGCAGAGTGTATTATCTGTCCTCAAATACCCGGTACAGGAACGCGCAGATGGATATAGCGTCCACTCTTACCGCAAGGGAATACAAGGAAGCCCCGGTCGTAAAGCCCGAATCGAAGGAAACCATGTATCTCGTACGGCATCTGACGCCTTTGGAATGCTCAAGGCTGCAGGGGTTTCCGGACTGGTGGGCCGAGGAACTGGAAACGGATGACCCGCCCCAGGAAGAAGTGGATTTCTGGAAGCAGGTATTTGATGAATACAGCCGTGCCACCGGAAAGAATATCAAGAGAAAGACGGATTATCAGATACGGAAATGGCTGAAGGGGCCGTTTGCAGACGCGGCAAAGTACAAGATGTGGGGAAACGGCGTAGCCCTTCCCTGTGTGGTCTTTGTGCTTTCAGGCATTGCATATTTTGGAAAACAGGAGAATGAAGATGGGAAAGACAGCAATCATTGATGCGGACCTGGTGGGAAGGAAGCGGCACAGATTTCCCAACCTGGTATGCATGAAGCTCTCCGCTTATGAAAAAGAGCGGGGGAATGATGTGGAACTGAAGATGGATTATAAAGACCTTGACCGATACGACAATGTGTATTTGGCTAAGGTCTTTTTAGATACACCTGTTCCACCGGAAATACTGGAAATGAAAAATGTCATCTATGGTGGGACCGGGTTCTTCTATGACAAAGCCCCGCCGCTGCCGGAGGCCATTGAACACCATATGCCCGATTACCATTTGTATGACGGATTTGTGAACCAGCAGATAGCCGCCGGAAAACGACCGAAGGAATTTGACGAATACCTCAATAGCTCCATTGGTTACCTTACCCGTGGTTGCTTTAGGCATTGCCCCTTTTGCGTCAATAAGAACTATAACCGTGTGGAGGCTCATAGTCCGCTTTCTGAGTTTTTAGACGGCCGCCGGAAAGTGATTAGTCTTTTGGACGATAACTTCTTCGGCTATGCGGGGTGGAAAGATTTACTGCTTGAACTCTGCGCCACTGGGAAGCCCTTCAAGTTTAAGCGAGGATTGGATAAAAGGCTTCTAACGCCAGAAATGTGTGAACTCCTTTTTACCAGTAAATACGCCGGCGACTTTACCTTTGCCTTCGATAACATTAAAGACGCTCGGCTCATTGAACGGAAAATCGTCATGGCCAGGCAGTACACAGAAAAAGCGCTGAAGTTTTATTGTTTCTGTGGGTATGACAGGGAAGGAAAATGGGATGAGGCCTTCTGGACCAGGGATATCTTTGAACTGCTTTACCGCATTGAAATCTTGGTAAAATACCACTGCATTCTTTACGTGATGCGGTTTTATCGCTACACGGAAAGTCCCTGGAGAGGTGTGTACATCTCCATTGCTCGTTGGTGCAACCAGCCAGGATTCTTTAAGAAAATGAGCCTTAGGCAGTTTGCAGAGCTCAATGGGGAAAAGAGTGCTTGCTATCGTTACCTTGCCGAATTTGAAAAGGCAAACCCGGCAGCAGGCTATTTCTTTGACCTGAAATTCTAAAAAATTCCTCTGGGATATTGTACATTTCTCCTTGCTATTTACACCCGGTAGAGTGATATATAGGGTAACGAAAAACAAGGAGGTAAAACACCATGACAACCAACGAATTCAAAGTCAACTACAACGTAACCGGTGAAAGGAGAAAGGACCTGGTCAAGGCCATTAGCGAAATTACCGGTGCCAAAGCAGAGTACTTGAAGGCTCCAACCTTCGCCTACCTGATTGACTACATGAAGGTTAGCAAGGACGGGGTCCTTTCCTTCGATGACCGGGCCGATACAGAGGAAGTGGAGCACCTCCTGGAGGAGCTGGAAAGAAGAGGCTTCCACGCAGCGCCGCCGGAAAAACCGGATGACCCTGAGCCCAAGGCTGAGGAAGCTGAGAAAGATAAACCGCCGGTGGGGGTTGCCGTAAGCTATCCCAGAAGCAAAATCGACGACAAGACGCTGGATAACTTTATCAAGCTGGCTGCTGCAAAGGAGAAATTAATTAAGAAGGCCTTCGGGGTGGACGAACTCCCCATCCAGGTGACGGAGGATAAGGTAATCCTTCCCTGGTTCCAGTTTGACCCGGATAATCCTGACTGCTTAGCCTACGCAGCCTTCATCGAAAAGATGGTTGACTTGGCCCGCACCTTGAAACGGGTCAATGCCCGCGAGAAGCCGGTAGAAAATGAAAAATACGCCTTCCGGTGCTTCCTCCTGCGCCTTGGCATGGTAGGAAACGAGTGGAAGGAAACCCGGAAGGTTCTCCTTCAGAACCTCAGTGGGTCTTCCGCTTTTAAAGGAGGTGCTTCCAAATGAGACAATCAACTGAAAAGGAGCTGGCAATGCTCCGGAATAGGTATCAGCCAGGAGTCTTGGTGGTTCTGGATTGCATGGAGGATAGGCAAGCCCCTCCTCCGGGGACCCAGGGCATGGTGATGGGCGTCGATGACATGGGAAGCATTATGGTCCGTTGGGAAACGGGCTCTACGCTTTCCCTGATACCCGGTGTAGACACCTTCCATACAGAAGCTGATGGCATGGAGGAGGTACGAAAGGAAATCCTTCTGATCCGGAATACCGGGCGCACGAATATGTTTGACCTTCCGGTAGTAAAAGCCATTGCCAGGGAGCTCGATTTTACGGATCTCCTAGACTTTCTGAAAAGGAATCGGGAGAAGTACATTCATTTTATCTTCACGGGTAAGCTCTGATTCTGCGCAGCAGGTTAAGCATGCCAAAACACCGATAAAATCTACATTTTCCCTTGCTTTTGCCTCCTTTTAGAGTGATATATATACACAAGAAAAGGGAGCGCAAAGCCCCAGAGTTACCAAAGGAGGAAACAAGAATGTGGATAAAAGGTGAAAGCAACGGAATGAAGTACGAGGTCAAGTATTATGACAAAGGCTCCGATTGGGGAATTGACGGGGGCCGGATTTCCAAGCTTTACATCGGGAAGGGGGGGGAATAACCTTATGTGCCTACGAACGCGGCTGGGACATTCACCCCAAAACCGCAGGAGCTCAGAAGCTTTATGAAGCCCTTGTAAAAGAATACAACTAAGAAATGAGCCTGCCTTCGGCGGGCTTTTTTAGTGCTATTTTCTTCGATAAAATCTACATATTTCCCTTGCTTTTATTCCCCCTTTAGAGTGATATATATACACAGCAAAGGGGAGAACAAGGCCCCAGGATTTTAAAGGAGGAAAACAACATGGAAATCAGAAACGAAATCAGACCGGTGGATAAAAACAACATGGATGGACAGCGCGGAGTAACAGCGGTTCCGGTAGATTGGCCGGTAGGCCTTTCAAGAAAAGCCACTCAGGCGCTGCTTTATTTGGACGGTGCGGTATTCTTATTCCTTTACAGAGGAGAATACATTATCACCGACGAAAGTGGCTGGCTTACGGAATCGGACAAGGACAACATCTGCGGAGGCCCCAGGGCAGAATTTACGAGCCTGGACAAGGTTGGCCCCTGGTTGGAAAGGGTAGCCGAGGGCTTGGATGACGAAGATACGGACCAGCCTGATGAATGACAAGCCCCAAAGAGGGAGCCCTGAAGAAGGGCTTTTCCTCGTAGTGAAAACTTCTGATTTCTCCTCCGATCAAATCAATATGTGAAAATTGTTAAGTGTGACTTTTTTGCGATATTTTCCTTGCTATCATTCCCCGTTAGAGTGATATATATACACAACAAAGGGGAAGCACAAAGCCCCTAGGATTTCCTAAAGGAGAAAAGTAACAATGAAAAGCGCAACTTATGAAAAAATAGTCCAGGATTGGAAAGCAAAGAGGATTCCCAAAGGCGAATGGAACCCGGAAGTTTTATGGGCCTACAAGAACACCTACGAAAAGAACGAACGCCTGGATTTCAAGGACCTGGTGGAGGAAGATAAGATTCCAGACCTGGTCAGGGAACTCCGGAGGGTGGGAATTACCGAGTTCACCATTTCAAGCAGCTGGGGCGACCTGGTAAGCCGCCTGGCGGTTTGGCAGGCGGAAGGCGCCAGAATTTGCGGGGTCACAACGGTCCTTTATGAAGGCTCGGGAATTGAACCCACGGAAGAGAAGCACGCAGCTCTCCTGATGAAGCTTTAGAAGCCAAGGCAAGGGGCCCCTTCGGGGGCTTTTTACTTGATGCATGCTGAACGTATGTTCAAGTCGCTGCGACTAGAGGTTAAGGAGGCATTATGATTCGAAAGTTAAAGGATTACGCACCGACCCGGTTTATGGCAGAGGGTTCGGTTTACAACAAAGCGAAAGCAGATTATGCCGTATCCTTCATTGAATGCCTGTGCCATACGAAAGGCATCTGGGCCGGGAAGCCCTTCGAGCTCATTGACTGGCAGGAAAGGATTATCCGAGACCTTTTTGGAACCATCAAGCCCAATGGGTATCGGCAGTTCAACACGGCATATATTGAAATACCAAAGAAACAGGGGAAGAGCGAACTGGCTGCAGCGGTCGCTCTTTTACTTTGCTGCGGCGACGGGGAGGAAAGGGCAGAAGTATATGGCTGCGCAGCGGACCGCCAGCAGGCGTCCATTGTATTTGAAGTGGCGGCCGACATGGTGCGGATGTGCCCGGCTTTGAATAAAAGGGTTAAGATTCTAGCCTCCCAGAAACGGCTCATTTTTTATCCGACTAACAGCTTCTACCAGGTTCTCTCCGCTGACGCTTACAGCAAGCATGGCTTCAACGTGAGCGGGGTTATTTTTGATGAACTTCATACCCAGCCGGACAGGAAACTATTCGACGTTATGACGAAAGGTTCCGGGGATGCCAGGATGCAGCCGCTTTTCTTCCTGATCACTACTGCCGGCACCGATACCCATAGCATTTGCTATGAAACCCATCAGAAGGCCAAAGACTTGCTGGAAGGGAGGAAAGTGGACCCTACTTTTTATCCGGTAATATACGGGGCAGATGAGAAGGATGATTGGAAGGACCCCAAAGTCTGGATGAAAGCGAACCCGTCCCTGGGAATCACGGTGGGGATAGATAAGGTTAAAGCCGCCTGTGAATCCGCCCAGCAGGACCCAGGAGAAGAAAACGTCTTTAGGCAGCTACGTCTAGACCAATGGGTCAAACAGTCTGTTCGGTGGATGCCCATGGATAAATGGGATGCCTGCGCCTTTCCGATAGACGCCAAAAGTCTCGAGGGCCGGGTGTGCTATGGCGGGCTGGACCTTTCCTCCACGACGGATATTACTGCCTTTGTGTTGGTATTCCCTCCAGAAGATGAAGAGGATAAATACCAGATTCTGCCCTTCTTCTGGGTGCCAGAGGAAACTCTGGACCTACGAGTCAGGCGTGACCACGTGCCCTACGACGTTTGGCAGCGGCAGGGATATCTGGAAACTACAGAAGGAAATGTCATTCATTATGGATACATTGAGAAGTTCATAGAGGACCTGGGGAAGAAATACAACATCCGGGAAATTGCCTTTGACCGCTGGGGCGCCGTGGAAATGGTGCAGAACCTGGAGGGTATGGGATTCACGGTAGTTCCTTTCGGGCAGGGCTTTAAAGACATGAGCCCGCCGACCAAGGAGCTCATGAAGATTGTCCTCGAGAAGCGTATCGCCCATGGCGGCCACCCGGTACTTCGCTGGATGATGGATAACATTTTTATCCGGACAGACCCTGCAGGGAATATAAAGGCAGACAAAGAAAAATCCACCGAGAAGATTGACGGTGCCATTGCCATGATTATGGGTCTGGACCGTGCCCTTCGCGGTGGAATGGGTGGTGAAAGTATCTATGATGAAAGAGGAATTCTTATGATTTAATTGGATGTTGTTTTTAATCCTATTGAGCTGCTAATATAAATTTTCAGAATCATATTTGTCGCCAAAATATTTTTCGTAATAAACATAAAACATGTAATTGGCTGCTTGATACATTGGTGCTCCTGCAAAACATTTCTGGTTGTACGTTGAAGGGAGTTTTCCTTTTGCTCTACCATCTAGTGACCAGACATAAATATCGGTCAGGCTACAAGTTATCCCGCTGTCGCGGTTTCTTTCTGCTATACATTTTTTCATGAGTTCATCAAAAGGGATACCAGGATTATCATGGAGAACTCGTTCGCCTATTCCTTCCATGGTTTGATCATAATCATAATTTGCAATCGTTTCATATTCATAAATATCATCCCCAGAATAATTTACTCCGTATGTTTTCGCTTTCATCGAGTAGAAGGGAGGGGAATAGCGCAAAGATTCTATCGAAGATTTTTTAATGTATATTGTACCTGAAGCCGCTTGGCTAACTACTACATATTCGTTCGGGTTTGATTGTAGCTCCGCTAAAGATATTGCAAAAGAAGAAAGAGGAGCCAACATTAATATAGTCAATACAAGAAGTAACTTTTTCATAAGAGAACCTCCTTTATCTATAAATTTATCACAAAAGGGGCGTGATAGCTATGAATTTTTTCCGGCGGCTGTTTTACTCAAGGGATAAACCCAGGAACCTTTTCACTGGGGGAAGCACCTACGTATTCGGACCTTCTACATCGGGGAATAACGTGAATGAAACGACAGCCATGCAAATGTCTGCAGTGTATGCTTGCGTCAGAATCATTGCAGAGGCCATTGCTCAGATACCGCTTAATGTCTATCGCTTTACGGAAGATGGCGGCAAGGAGAAAGACCCAAGGCACCCGCTGTATTTTCTGCTCCATGATGAGCCGAATCCTGAAATGACGAGCTTTATCTTCCGGGAGACACTCATGAGCCACCTGCTTCTCTGGGGAAACGCCTATGCCCAGATTATTCGAAACGGCATGGGTGAGGTGGTAGGACTGTACCCTCTGATGCCGGACCGCATGGAAGTGGACCGGGATGAAGAAGGGAACCTTGTGTATACCTACACAAAATACTTTGATGAAGCTGGTGCCCGTCATCGGTATGAGCAGGTAAAACTTCCTGCCTGGCAGGTTCTTCATATACCGGGCCTTGGCTATGATGGTCTTATCGGTTATTCACCCATCGCCATGGCCAGAAATGCGATAGGCATGAGCATGGCAGCCGAGAACTTTGGTGCGACCTTCTTTGCCAACGGTGCAACGCCTGGTGGAGTACTTGAACACCCCGGCATTGTGAAAGACCCAGAACGTCTCCGCGAAAGCTGGCATGCACAGTTCTCCGGAAGAAACAGCCATAATATAGCGGTTCTGGAAGAAGGCATGACCTTTAAACCCATGTCCATTCCGCCAGAAGAAGCACAGTTTCTCGAAACACGGAAATTCCAGATTGATGAGATTGCACGAATCTTCAGGGTTCCGCCTCACATGGTGGGAGACCTTGAGAAATCAAGCTTCTCCAACATCGAGCAGCAGTCCTTGGAATTTGTGAAGTATACGGTTGGTCCCTGGGTAGCCAGATGGGAGCAGTCCCTTTCTCAGGCGCTTCTGCTTCCAAGCGAAAAGACCAGGTATACCATCAAGTACAACCTGGACGGGCTTCTTCGAGGAGACTACGAAAGCCGTATGAATGGCTATGCCGTAGGAAGACAGAACGGCTGGCTTTCTGCCAACGATATCCGCGAACTGGAAAATATGAACCGGATTCCCGCGGAAGAAGGCGGAGATGAATACCTGATCAATGGGAATATGACAAAACTCAAAGATGCAGGCCTTTTTGCTAATAAAGGGGGGAACGAGAGTGAAGCATAAATTTTGGAAATTTTGTAAAAACGAAGCTTCTGGAGGCCGCGAGCTGCAGCTTAAAGGAGTTATTTCTGATGAGACCTGGTATGGCGATGAAGTCACACCGGGTCTTTTTCGTGATGAGCTGAATGCAGGAGACGGGGACATTACCGTCTGGATTGACTCTCCGGGAGGCGATTGCTTTGCGGCTGCTCAGATATACAACATGCTTAAAGAATACAAAGGAAAGGTTACGGTCCGCATTGATTCTCTGGCGGCGTCTGCAGCCTCCGTGATTGCCATGGCAGGAGATACGGTGGAGATTTCTCCCGTGGCCATGATGATGATTCATAACCCAGCCACCCTTTCCTTTGGAGATGCGGGTGATATGCAGAAGGCCATCGATATGCTGAACGAAGTAAAAGCTTCCATCATGAATGCCTATGAACTCAAGACCGGTCTTTCCCGCAATAAAATCTCCAAGCTCATGGACGATGAAACCTGGTTCAATGCCAAGAAAGCCGTAGAGCTTGGATTTGCGGATTCCATTCTTTATTCCGGCGGCGAGGAGGAAGAAAAAGAGGATACCGCAGAGGCCCTGATGTTTTCCCGCCTTTCTATCACCAATTCCCTGGTGGATAAACTGAAATCACAGTTTGGAAAGCCCAAAGCCACTCAGCTCAAATCTGAGCCCAGCACTGAGCCTAAATCTGGGCCGAGTGAAGAGCCGAAGAAGGAACCGGAACCCAAAAAAGAAGATAACCGTGTTGATGCAGAGCCCCTGAAACAGAGGCTCTTTATTATTTCTCATTAAGGAGGACATACCTATGAACATTTTAGAACTGTACGAAAAGAGAGCTAAAGCGTGGGAAGCAGCAAAAGCCTTCCTGGATTCCCATACAGATAAGGATGGAAAGCTTTCTGAAGAAGATGCTGTGGCTTATGACAAGATGGAAAAAGAAGTGATGGACTATACCAAGTCCATTGAACGCCTGCAGCGTCAGGAAGCCCTGGACAATAAGCTGTACCAGCCTACCACCAGCCCGGTGAAGAATAATCCATCTAAGCCCAAAGGTAAAGGCGGCTTTAGAGCAACGGATGCATACAAATCTTCCATGCTCACTGCTCTTCGTACCAACTTCCGCCAGATTTCTGATGTGCTGGAAGAAGGCAATGATGCCAATGGTGGCTACCTGGTGCCGGAAGAATACGACCGCCGTCTGATTGACGTGCTAGATGAAGAAAATATCATGAGAACCCTTGGTACCACCATTACCACCAGCGGTGAACATAAAATCAACATCGCGGCCACTAAGCCAGCCGCTGCTTGGATTGAAGAAGGCGCCGCTATCCAGTTTAGCGATGCCACCTTCGGTCAGAAACTGCTGGATGCTCACAAGCTCCATGTAGCCATTAAAATCACTGACGAACTGCTCTATGATAACGCTTTCAATCTGGAAAACTACATTATTACCCAGTTCGGCAAAGCTCTGGCCAATGCCGAAGAAGATGCATTCCTGAATGGTGATGGAACTGGTAAGCCGAAAGGACTCTTCCAGGATGCAGAAGTTGGCGTCACCACTTCTGCGGCTTCTATTACTTCCGACAATATTATCGAGTTGGTGTATTCCCTGAAGCGCCCCTACAGAAAGAACGCTTCCTTCATTATGAACGACCAGACTATTGCTGCCCTTCGCAAGCTCAAGGACAACAATAACAACTACATCTGGCAGCCTTCCTACCAGGCCGGCGAACCGGATCGCCTCCTGGGTTATACCCTTCACACTTCTGCCTTTGCACCGAAGCAGGCTGCCGGGGCTAAAGCCATCGCCTTTGGTGACTTCAGCTACTACAACATTGGCGACCGTGGCGTTCGCTCCCTGCAGGAACTGAAAGAACTCTTCGCTGGAAACGGCATGGTGGGCTACCTTATGAAGGAACGTGTGGATGGCCTCCTGGTTCTGCCGGAAGCCGTGAAGTGCCTGCAGATTAAGGCCAGCACCTGATTCCAAGTAGCAAAGGGGGAAAATTATGCTCGTCACATTGGAAGAAGCGAAAAACTACCTGCGGATTGATGGGGAGGAAGAAGATAGCCTTGTGGCGGGCTTGATTTCCACCTCAGAAAATCTCTGCAAGGATGTCATAAGGGCAGATAAAGTGGAGGAGGTGGAAGCCATGGGGGATTCGGTGAAACAGGCGGTGCTTTATGGGACGGCTTATCTCTATGAACATAGGGAGAATGCAGACTACCATGAGCTCACGATGATGCTTCGCTACCTCCTCTTTGGTGTTCGAAAGGAAGGATTCTGATGACTACAGAAGAACGGCTGCTTGAAGAGCTCACTATCGACGATTTCAGAAACCGCCTTACGATTCTCTACCCAAAGGCTGCGATTGATAGCCGTGGCAACGAAATCATCACCTATACAGAAGGACCTATCGTTTGGGCTTACGTGGAAGTCCATGCTACCGGCATGAGCACTTCGGGTAGCGAAAGCCACATCACGCGAAAAATCCTTCTTGTTTTTAGGTACAGAACCGATCTTTCACCGGAGACCCATTTCAGGGTGAATGAAGAAATCTATGTACCCATCTCGCCGCCTACGGATGCCTGCGGAAGGCATAAATACACCTACGTGGAATGCGTAGAAGAAGTCAAGAATCTGTGAGGACCTATGAGAAGAAAATACATGGATATGGAAAGCATCCTGGAATCCTATGGGGAAGAAGCTGTGAATGCTATCCGAGAAGAGATGGAAGTCATGGCGGAGAAAATTGTACAGGATATGAAGGCGAGGGCTCCGGTGGATACCGGGGCTCTTCGTGATTCTATCCATTGGACCTGGAACAAGAAAAAGACCGCTATTCGCATTGTGGCTGATGCCAAAAACAAGAAGAACGGAGTTCCCTATGCCCGGTATGTAGAATTCAGTCCGAAAATTAATAGGCCTTTCTTCTACCCGGCCCTGGATGCTCACAGAGATGAATACCACGAAGGGATTGTTCGCGCATTGAAAAAGGCGGTAGAGAAAGGAGGCGGCCATGGATCTGGTTGAGCAAGTATATGAAGCTTTAGCCAAAGACACGAAGCTCACAGAACTTCTGGCAGATGGCAAAGAAGGTATCCGGGCAGATCTTACGTCCTACTCTGGTCGTTACCCGGTACTGTGTTATCAGGTTATATCCGATGTTCCTCACTTGTTTGGTGACGACTTAGAACTCGCAAGGCGGGTAACAGTACAGATTTCAGTACTTACCCGTAACGGATCAGATAGTGAAATCGTACTAAGAGTACAAAAAATCATGAATTCCCTGGGGTGGACCAGGGAGAGTACAAACAGAATTATGGATGGCAGGATAAGAGCTGCTATCCTTCGGTTTATTGTAGCGGAGGTTGAATATGAGTAAAGGTGTACTGATTGGCGTCAGGAATTTACATTACGCGCTGCTCAAAACAGACGATGCCACCGGCGTTACCTATGACACGCCAGTTTCCATTCCAGGCGTTCGAACGATTAATGTCAAACCAAGTTCTGGGGTAGATACCCTCTACGGCGATGATGCTCCCTTCGATATTGCTTCCTACCTGGGAGATATTGAAGTGACCATTGACACCGCAGAACTTTCTGTAGAAGATATGGCGGCTCTCTTGGGACATACCGTCAGCAAAGGCGTCATGGATTTCAAGTCTACGGATGAAGCGCCCTATGTGGCCATTCTCTTTGAATCGGTGAAATCCAACGGGAATCGGCGCTTTGTGAAACTCCTCAAAGGAAAATTTGGGGAGCCCGAGGAAAACTATCAGACCAAGGATTCCAGTGTGCATTGGAATACAGCGAAAATCACCGGCCACTTTGTAGTTCGGACCTACGATTCCGCCTGGAAGAGAGTGGCTGATGAAGATGGTAAAGATTTTGAGGTAGCAACGGCGACCTCCTGGTATGAAAGCGTAGAGGCGGCTACTGCTTCTTCTGGCAGCACAACTTCAAATGGCGGTAGCGGGTCTTAAGAAGGAGGATGGAAATGGATAAAGTAAAAACACCATTCATTGTTCTGGGCGGAATCACCTATAAAGCCATCCCGCCCAAAGTGAAAGCCTGGCATGACTTTGTGGCTTTTGAAGCGGGGACGGATACCATCCCGGCCGAAGATTACATGGAGCGCATGGCTGAACTTGTGGCGTCGGTCTTTGGGAAAGACGTGACTGCCGAGAGGATTGAAAGGGAAATGGCGATTACCGACTTGAAGCCCTTTTACCGAAGAATCCTCACATGGATTGTATCTTTGGTGAATGTAAAACTCTCTGAAATCCCAAACGGGGAGGCGGGGCCAGAGAACTCCATCTGACCCCGTATGAAGCCATGATGGGTTGGCTTGAAATGATTCACAGTAGATACCACTGGACGGAGCAGGAACTCATGGAAACGGGCCTTTCCTATGTGCTGGATCTCTTTGTCATCCGGAGTAAACTGGAGAGTGCCCCAACCCTCACGCCCATAGACCAGGTTGGAATTTTCTGAAAAGAGGGATGAAGATGGCCAAAGAAACGGTGACGGAACTGTATACCAAGCTGGGACTGGATATTTCATCTTTAGAGAGCGACCTTGCCCTAGCCGGCAAAACGGTAGATAAGGCTATGTCAAAGCTCAATCATGAAAACAAGAAAATAAAGATAGAAACGGACATCAGCCTGGCAGGACTGGATGAAGGGAAGGACCGCCTTAAGACATTGGATATTCGGGCGGCCGCCCTAAACCGGCAGTTGGAAATCCAAAAGCAGAAGCTAGCGCTCGTTGCTGCAGCCTATAGGGAAGTGGTCCAGGAAAAGGGACGGGATAGCGCTGCCAGTGCAAGGCTTGAAACCAGGCTCCTCAATGAGAGAAAAGCTTATGCCAATCTGGAAGCCCAGATCCGAAGAACCCAGCGGGCAAGGACCGAAGGTACGGCAGGAAATCGCATGGTGAATAGCATCATCAATGGTGCTTCTGCCATGTCCGTCATTACACAAGGGGCAAGTGATATCGGCGCCCTTAGTATGCTGACAAGTCCTGTTGGTAAGGCCTTAGGCGTGGTCACCGCTGTTGGTGCCGGCGCCCTTGCTGCTGCCAAAAGTGCCATGACTGCTGGAAATGCCATTTATGAACTGGCACAGAAAATGCATACCACCAATGCGGAAGCGGCCAAGATGTCCCTCACTTTCAAAATGGCCGGAGCTGATGCCAATAGTGCTGTGCCGGCGCTGATTCGTCTGGATAAGACCATCCAAAGCGGGGGAGAAAGCGGTGCCAGAATGACGGCCATCCTTTCTGCCTATGGGGTTTCCCTTCGTGATGCCAATGGAAACATGCTGCCCTTAAACCAGCAGCTTTTGGCCTTGGCGCAGGGCTATCGGAATGCAGCAGCAGCCGGGCTTGAGAATGAATATGTGACGCAGACTCTTGGCTCCCGCGGGGCCGAGCTGGTTCCGGTTCTGTCCCAGATGTATGAAATCCAAAGCCGCATGGCAAACCTTCCTACCACCGGACTTCTCGACCCCAATAAAGCCCACGAAATGATGCTTGATTGGCGGGAAATGCAGATAGAGATGAATCAGGTAACCGGCTCGCTTGGAGCCGCCCTTCTTCCTGTGGTGCAAGAGATTCTTCCCAAAGTGAATGATGGCATTAAGGAACTTACGGAAGATATCCGGGATAACAAGGAAACTATCAAAACGGTCATGGACATTGTGGGAGATACCGGGGAGATTGTGATGGATGTGGCGGGCATCTGGAAAGAAGCCTTCCCTCCAGTGACTGATGGCCTCAAAGATGTGGCCGGCCTTCTAAAGGACGTGGATCATGGTCTGAAGGATATTAAGAAATCTATTGAAGACGTGAAAGAAGCGAGTCCCGGCCTTTCTGCCATTTCTGAATATATGCCAACGCCTGTCAATATGGCCCGCTTTGCTCGTTGGGCTTATAGGAAGGCAAGGGGTCTTCCAGAAAATGAGGAAGAACAGCCGGAGGCGGCAAAAGAATCTCCCAAGGAAATAAAGGAAACGACCCAGAATGCGGAAACAACCCGAAGACAAGTGGAGGAAGCCACCCGTCAGAAGGAGAAAGCGGCTGCCACTCCCAGCGTTCCGGATATCTCCAGTGAAATTTACAAAGCGACCCACAATGACTTACAGAACCAGCTTCATGACATTGATCTTCGTGCGGAGAAACTTCGTAAGGAAGGTGTGGAGGAAGCCCAGATTGTGGCTCTTACCGAAGCACAGAAGGCAAAAGTCTACAAAGATTTCAACAACAATGTGATCTCCCAGATTGATTCTTCGTGGAAATCCGAGCTGCAGAATCGCTTGGATGACATTGAGAGGGAGAAGCAGGCCTGGATTGAGAAGGGCGTTTCTGAAGTGAAAGCGACTGAATGGGCAGAAAACGAGAAGGGGAAGGCAAGGCAGAATGCTGCTCTTTCTGCCCTTCGTGAGCAGCGGCAGTACCTGGACATTGTGAAGAATGCTATGAACGGCCCTGGCACCATGGAAGAGAGAATGAACCAGGCCCGCGTGGGTGTTTTGACAGCCATGAGGGAGAAACTTGGCATCTCTAATGATTCCATGACTCCTGGCCTCCTTTCTGCCTTCAGCACCGTCATGAATGATGTGCAGAACAATCTGGTGAGAGGGCTTGAAACGCAGGATTGGGCGAGAAAGCTGGACCAGTCCTCTATTTCCGTCATTCGCGGCAGCAGGGAATACCACGATGTACCGGGGGTCAATAATACCGTGATTATTAACGGCGGGGTCTTTGAAAACAATGAAACCCTGAAAAAATTCAGTGATGCTACAGCGGATAAATTCATAGAGGCCTATCGGTCCTCTACGCAGAATTCGCTCTTAAGCTACTAAGGCGGTGACGAGAAATGAAACTAACCATAGGAGATGCTGTGGCCTTCAGAAGGCCGGAAGATTGGACCGTGACTCCAGACGATAGACAGGAGCAGCACCAGACCATTGGTGGCGTCATCGTCGAGGACTACGGCCATGTGGAAGCCGGGGACGTGATAAGCTGCACCTGCGTCATGTCCTATGAGAATTATTCCAAAGTGTACAACTATTGGCAGGCAAGGACCAAAGTGAAGATTACAGATGTTACCGGAAGGGAGTGGGATTCCATGCGAGTCGTGATTAAAGAAGACAGCTACGTGGAACGCCATGAATCTTTCCATAAAGTCAAAATGGAATTTTGGAGGGTGTAGACAAATGGCAACCTATCATCATCTTTATACAAATGACCCAACGGCGGGAGGAACGGATGGGACGATGGTCTCGGAAGGCCGTCTGTTTACCTCCCCGATTATTGCAACATTAAATGCCAGCGAAAGCGAGACGAAATATATCAAATGCGCCATTCGCTGTGATTCGAACTATTACTCTGTAGGCGAAGCCTCTCTGACCCTGGGAAGCTGGAACGGCGGCTCATATTCTCCTGGTGGCGGGAATACAGGAAAGTTTGCTCTCTGTAAGGATAAGTCCACGGCAGGAAGCATAACTTATACCCTTTCTGCCGTGCCGTCTGTTAGGGACCAGGGAAAATTTGGGGATGTGACATTGAAGGCTGGCACGGATTTTGCCATTGGCTCGTCCGTTGACGAAAATGCCAGCAACATAACCACTGCCATCAATGCAAAGTCTCAGTACTATAATGCTACGGTTTCCGGGGCAATCATCACGGTATCTGAAAAATTTCCAGGCTCCGGTCATACCCCTGCAGGCTTTTCCTATTCCGAGAATTATATCAAGTGCACCTTCAGCACCCCGGTTACCAGCGTAGCGGCTGATGAAAATACCATGAAAGCAGCCACGGATTGGGCAGACACGCTGACATATACGGAGCCCATCACAGACAAGAACGTGGTGTTCTGGATTCGTGTACAGGCAACAACCGACGAAGCTCCGCAGCGGGATGAATCGGTGGGTGTCCTTTCCTATATGACCATTGCGGCCTCCGCTTAAAGGCGGTGATTGTATGTTCAAATATATCAACCCGGGTTATGGAGAGCTTCTAAATCTGGCAATAAGGGCCACGACAAAAAGTACGGTCTACAATTCGTTGAATGGTGTGTCCTTTACCAATACAGAACGCGTCGGCCTCATTTACATTCCGGACGGTATCAAGGAAGTCTGGATTCAAGCCGATGTGTTTATCGATACTTCCAAAGGTTCAGATAAATACAATCGTATCTATGTAGGGAACGGGGCGCATATCAACACGGGGTTCTACCAGAATAATGAAACGACCATAGGCGCCTGGAATATGGGAAAGACCGATACGGATACCATTACCATGCCCAATACGGTGGATGGGAAAGTGCATACCTTTGGCGTCCATGCTTCCGCCTATAAGGATTATGACAAATCCTTCATGGAGCTCTATGTGGATGGTGCCCTTGTCTACAAAGATTCAAGCCATGCAAATGGATATATTAATGACTATGAGGATATCAAGTATATTACCTTCTATGGCGGAGCAAATACCTTCTATTCCAACATCATCATTGCAGACCATGACATTATCGGGGAAAAGGTCATCGAATTCCCGATTTCCAGGGAATCAGGAGACTTTGTGGTGCAGTCAGATGGAAAGAAGAAAGCAACTGCCGTAGGACAGAAGCTGGAAGCCTACGTCAATTACAAGGACATAGACAGCGCCATTTTGAAATCCATGTCGATGGGTACCATTACAGCTGTGGGTGCGAGCGCTGTTGGATTTTCCCATGATGCCAGCGTAGTAAATTCCATGAAAGTGGATGTCTGTAATGGGGAAGGAGAAAGCCTGGGCTCGGCAGAAAACGAGATCACTGCAGGAGAAGGGGCTCTGGGGCCGGTTGTAGAGAAAACCTTTGAATTGACGGAGATTGCCGCCATGAAGGTGGTTCTTGAAGCCAAGCACGATTAAAGAGGTGGGCCTATGAGCATCAATAAATTATTTGTGACCTACTATCCGCCCCAAAAAGCCACCGCCCTTTATATCACGCTGAAGCCTTCTGATACCGTGCAAGATGTCGGTCGGGCAGATACCATACGCTCTATTGCTGCAAGAACGGTCGAGATGGCATCCGACGTAGTACGGACCATTACAGACAAACCTTTCAAAGTAGATAATGGCAATTTCGACTTTCATCGGAATGTGGAAATCAATGAGAAGATTAACAGCGACACTCGCCGCTACACCGGTGCCGACTATGGGAGAGGGGACTTTGTCCGTTCTGTCTCCGTAGGGAGTATGGTTTACTCAGACTTTATCCGGAATATTACGGAAAACGACTCCGGCGCTTTTGACACCATCCGGGATATAAAGTACGCAAGTAAAGCGGATAGCGACATGTCCAGAATTGTATCTGCTCGCATGGAGAATATGTACCCGGTACAGATTGGCCTTAGCCTTCAGAAGGGAACCATTTCTGATGTGTTCAATATCGAGCTTGCCCATTCCATTAAGCCGGGAGATGCTATCCAGGGAAAGATTCTGGATTTCCCCTACACCATGTATGCCTATGAAGTAGACCATACCGGGCTCATTCATAAAGTGACGGGCATGTATGACGTGGACAAGCTGCTCTATACGCCCTTTACCTATTACTCCAATACCAGTATGACCGCTAAAGACCATGCAAAGAAAATCGCAAAGGTGCTGGGAAAACACCTGGACGCCCATTTTGATGACTTCTATCCTTCGGATTCCTATGCAGGGACGGGAGCAACCATCCAAAACCTGGCGGGGAGTCTTTTTGGTTGGGCGGGGAATCTCCCTCAGCGCTGGATCAATGTGTTTATTCGTGGAAACACACTGCACATTATTCAGCGAGGGAAGGAGCCAAACAGCATCGACATTACAGGGGCCAAGCACAGCCGGCCGGAAGTCAATCAAAAGATTCTGCGCTCGGTATGGAGCGGCAAAGGCTCCAGCTCCTCGGCTCATAGCAGCTTTTCCATAGAGCCCCTGGGATTTTCAGGGACCATTCTCTTTGGGGAGGCGGAGTGTACCTATAGCGGTGGCTACCTCGTCCGCTCGGTTATTACTATCGGCGGGAAGACGGAAACCACAAGCTATTCCTATAGGGACGGCTATGTCACTTCAAAGAATGCGGAAACCGCAGATTCCATCTCTTATACGAGGTACTCCTATGCCGATACCGGAGGAGACAAATATCTGGCATCGGAAGAAACGACTATCGTGGACAAACGCACCGGGAAGAATACAACGGAAATCGTGCAGCACGCCTACCTTGGCAGCGGCTTTTATGGCACCGCCCATTACACGGAAGGGGTGCAGGATGCCTCTTCTGTAAGCTCAGGCAAGCCGGGCGGGAAGGCCAGCAAGTTTACCATCGACCAGTCAAACCTGGGCCTTGGCGGAAGCAAAGCCAGATACCCAGAAGACAAGGATAATCGTTTCACCTCGGCTCTCTTTGATACCGAGTTCCCGATTTCCAACACGGATATGCTCAAGAAACTCACGAAGGATATTGAGTGGCTGGATAGAAAAGTGGAAGAAACGGTGAGCATGGACATTTGGCAGTATGGCCACGTGATTGATTTTACCGACAAAATTACCTTTGATGGGAATGTGTATTCCCTGGAATCCAATCATGTGACACAAACTCCTACGGAGCTCAAGCAGTCTGTAGTTTTAAAGAGGTGGTACTGATGACCGGCATGGCAGGACTGGAAGAACTGTTTAGAGAAATGAGCAGAAAGAAAAACACAGCAAGCTTGACCAAAAGGGAAAGTACCATCAAGCAGGGCGTGGTCCATGGGCAGCATGTGACGATTGGTTCCAAAAATTATTCATACACCGCCGCCGTGGACATAAACATTGTGGAAGGCATGTACGTCTGGTGTGAAATTACCTCTGGTGGTATAGCAGTCATTGTGGGGGCATAGCATGATTTATCAAGATAAAGTAACGGTGGAAGGCTCTACCGTTCGAGGCAGCCATGGAAATATCCTGCGGGCCATGGGGGATATTAATATCGTGGACGGGCAGGAAGTCTGGACAGATGGCAAGGTGATTTATGGCCACCAGACCGCTGGTTACCAGGACGTTCCGGTTCCGCATTCTGGAGTTATGCCGGTGGGCCTTTGTTATGATTATTCTGATGGACTGCCTACCGTCGCTTCCGTGACCGATTATAATGACACCACAAAGGAAATCTCCAATGCAGAGCTCATGGCTTTTGTTTCTGATGGCCTCCACTCCTATGGGGCAAAACGGTCCGCAAATGGCAGAAGCGATGAACTTCAGTGGTACAATCTTGTGACCGGTGAATCGCTGGGGATATTCCCCGTGATGGATGCCTGCGTGGATAAGGAAGGAAATCTTCTCACCATTGACGCAACCGGCTCTTCCTATAGCGGAGAGCCGCCTGGGAGAGATATTAAATATGACTGCTATGCCTTCTTTGCCTGGGCTTACAGCTATGTCACCGATCCACCGAATAAGGTTTATTCCAATGTTGGTGGCAGCGCAAGCCCGTCAAGTCTCTCCAATCCTGAGTACGGCTGGATTTATCCGGTGAAGCGATTCCCTAACAAAGATGCTAAATACGGAAACGAGCATGGAGCTGTCATTATCAGAAGAAACGGCAGAATTGTCAAAGAATATAGCATAGACAAATACCGCGACCATGCCAAAGCCGAAGTAGCTGCTAAGCTCCAGCAGGTCCATGATGGCGGGGATAGCAGCGGAGAAGTGATGAAGTTTGGCCGCCTGCAGCAGTTCTATAAAAGGCCTGGGGCCTATGTAGAGAGCGCAGGGGCCTATCTCAGCGGCCTTCATATCAACAGCGATGGAAGCTGGTATGGCTTTCTGAGTTCCAGAGCCCGTGGCATGGCTTATCCATGGTTTTCCTGGAATATGGATATCGTAAAAGCCGGAGACTATGAATGGAAGGAAAGCTGGCCCATCAAGGAATATCCCCAAGGCGGCATCGTGCAGAGCATCGTAAATATCTTCGGGCATATTCTGGGAAATGATACCATCTATCGCATTGTGTACAATGACACCATTTCCACAAAAAGGGTGAAGATTTTCCTCCATGCTCCGATTTCCTATTCCGATTCCCATGTCATATCAAGTGACGGAAAAGATGACACCACAATGGATCTCCTGGAGGTGCGCCTGGATGCGGGAACCGTGGTTGGCTCCACTGGGCTTGCCCCTAAATCCACCTCCAAGTTCAATATCATCCAGGGAACGGAAATCACCGGGGTGGAATACAGTATCGAAAATGACAAACAGACACCGCCTGAAGTTTTGACAACAATCTCTCTGCTTTCCGATTATTATTACTGGTATCCTTTCTACTATTACTCCAGCTATATCACCCTGGGGACCGGCAGCTATTCTGCGTTTGGCAATAAATATATTCCAAATAGCAATCTGGAGTATTTTGAGGAGTTCCCGGAATACTACAACAAGAATCCTACTCATGGTTCTCCCTCATCGGTATCAAGTGCTTATATCAAGAATTATTACACAAAGAAAAGCGTCAACGTCCAGCTGGATGCCTATACGAAAGCCAAGTGCCAGGGCTCGCATGTTTACTATACGCATGGAAAACCCTTCTCCGGCACGTTCCCGCTGAATGATGGATATAAAATCCGGGTGAATGGGTACAGTCCATATCCCTATAATGTCCAATCTTTTACAATCCTCACTGATACGGGGGACGTGGTATACCAGGTTTCCCAATTCGACTGGAACCGGCCGTATTTCCTCTTCTCGGCATGGTGGCTGATTAAGGTTGGAAAACTCAAAAACGGGAAGTACATTATAGGCGTGGGAAGTGATTATTCCTATTTCCTCACGGTGGATAAACAGACCGGCGCTCAATACGATTACAGCAAAGAAATCCATGCTGTCTACAGCTTGGAATATGTGAAGAACTGGCCTATCGTCAAAGAAAATATAAAGAAGCTCATCCCAGGATATTCGTATTAGTTTTAAGGAGGCGTAGTTCTATGGAGCATGCTTTTGACAGTTTAATGTCCTACTTTCCCATCAAGGTGGTAGTGGGAGTGTTCATGGCCTTCGTGCTCAATGCCGAGGCCATTATTTTTATGTCCTTTGCCTGGCTGGTATTCCTGGACTGCTTCACCCGGTGGATTGCGATAAGCTACGGGTTCTTACTGGAGCAGGGAGAGGAGAAGCCCTCTCTCTGGACTTCCATTAAAGGAATACCGGCTGCGAGGAGGGCAGGAAGGATAAAGAGCTCTATCATGAGGGAGCAGGGGATTGCAAAACTCATTGTATATATGATCTGTTTATTTGGGGCCGCACTGTGCGACCTCATTTCTTTTGAAATGCATGGACCTACGGATCTGACAAACCTGGTGGTGTCCTATATGACCATTACCGAGCTTTTGTCCATTGTAGAAAATTTGAGTGACGCAGGCGTGGAATCCCTCACCCGTCTTGTCAATCGGTTGAAGGGGAGGCTGTAATATGGAGCGAGGCATTGATGTTTCTGAGAACAACGGCACCATCGATTGGGACTCAGTAGCGGCAGCAGGTATTTCCTTTGCTATTATCCGCCTGGGCTATGGCAGAAGGCATCTGGACTCCAGGTTTTATGAAAACTACAACGGAGCCCTGGCAGCCGGCCTCAAGGTTGGCGTCTACTATTACAGCTATGCCTTGGACGAGGTAGCTGCTGAGGGAGAAGCCAAGTTCATGCTGGGTATTCTGGCAGATGCCGGCATTGAACCTGAGGACCTTCCTATGGGCTGCTGGTTCGATATGGAGGATGCTGACGGGTACAAAGCAAGACACGGCATGCCGGGGAATGAAGAAATCACGGATATGTGCTTTGATTTCGTCCTGGAGTGCAACCGCCAGGGGTATTCCTGCGGCGTGTATGCAAGCCTTGACTGGCTCTTGAATAAAATCGACGTAGATTCCTTTGCCGACTATGTTCCCTTCTGGTGTGCAGAGTGGGGAGACAGCTGCTCTTTTGACAGGGCAACTCTCTGGCAGGAAACGAATCAGCTCGTCATTGGTGGTCAGGAATTTGATGGAGATTATGTGCTATGACGTGGAGGACCTATGAAGACATTAAAAGGTATCTGTTTTGCTTCGTGCTTGGCGCTGCTCTTGGCTTTGCCGGTGGCTTCCTATGCTTCAGAGAAAACGTACCAGGTGACGGAGACGGAATTGGGAAAGCTCGAGGACAACTTGAATCAGCTTCAGAAAGTGAACGAAGAACAGAAGAAGAACTCGGAAGCGCTAAAGACAGAGCTGACGGAATCACAAACCAAATTGAAGAAAACAGAAACGGAATCAGTGAGGCTCAGCGAACAGCTGACCGGCTTAAAGAAAACAGCGACAGAGCAGGAAGCCTTATTGGAGAAAGCCAATCAATCCTTAGTGGAATACGCGAAAGAGGAGAAGAAGGAAAAGGAGAGACTTAGACTGCAGAGGGACCTGGGATGGGGTGTGGCCATCCTGGCTGCTGCAACTTATATAAAGAAATAGAAATAGCCCCATGGAGGTATAGTCCTCTGTGGGGCTTTTTCCTATTTTTATCGATAAATTGACTTGCTATTAACTGCCTTTAGAGTGATATACATATACACAAGAAAAGGGGAAACACCCCAAAGAAAGAGAGGAAAACAAGATGAGAACAATTATTGAACTGAACGGCAAGAAAATCAGCAAGAAGGCAGCAAGCGAAAAATTCGGGAAAGAGGAAATGGACAGAATGATTCGCGAAGCAAAGAAAGCTTTCGCGGAGGATCCATTGGAAGAAACCAGCTGGTGGATGGGCGAGGGGATGCTTAGCATAACCTTCAGGTAAACAACACAAAGGGCCGAAAAACGGCCTTTTTTTATTACAATAAATCATAGCGGGTATAGTGGCTTATGCCAAATAGGAACAGGGGTATACTACGGATTTAAGCGGCGATAGAATAAAGATATAGAAAGATATCTCGAAAAACGACAGTGGTTACCATATTAATGCTTGTAATTAGGGGGCTGTTTATTACAGAAAGGGGAGGATTTAACATGAGAAAAATTATTAGGCTGCTTTCTATTGTTGGAATGTTGTTAATTCTTGTGTTTAGCTTAGGGTCAGAGGTTTATGCTAATCCTTTTGATAATGATCCCAATTACGTTAAATATGGTGAGGATGAAAAAAGCTCATCTTATGTTGATTTAAGTTCTATCAGTTGCACAAGATATGATCCACCATATTATGCAATGAGCGCCTTAGATATAGACTGGTATTATTCTGATAATACATATACCAAGAATAATTTAATAATTTTGTATAATTATAATACTAAAAAGGTTATTTTCAACTATAATGGATATTCTCGTTATTCAAGTGATGGTAGTTTATTATCCAATACAGATCATGCATTTTCTTTTGAGGTTTCGCCAAATGCTGTTGGTGCAACTTTAGCTGACGTAGTTTTCTATAAATACTATAATCAGTTTTTTTACTAATTAATACATAGAGACTTATATTTATTATGGAGAGGGGAAGGACAAAATGAAAAAAGTACAAAGTCTACTGGCAGCAGCTTTACTTACATTATCGTTAGCAGGTAGCTGTCAGGCTAGAACATCGGAATCAATAGCTCCTAACGAAGGGTATGGTCCGTATCATGGATTCGTTGTGGCGGACATGTCAATGGAGAATGGTGTTGTTTCCAGTACTGCTTCTTACTCTATGCGGATGTTTCGCGACTTTGGCTTGGTTCCTGTGGCGTATTGTTCTTCTGGTGGTAGCAGAATAGGATCTTACTATACATTCTATGTTAACCCATACCATGATTGCTTAATCATCGGCAGAGGTGGTAATGCTGGACATGGAGATGTATTTGGCGCGGACCTTCGGTCGTTTGACCGGACGGGTGAAGTTGTCTATTACACTGATTTAGGTCAGTATCGGGACCTTTACCGCAAAGTGATAAAAGTAGCTAAAGCCGAATTTGAGAAATATCAAGAATTGGTGAATAAGCAGTAAAATGTTGTTTCAGAGGGAAGACACATGAGCTTGGCATGTTTGTGAATATACAGGATGCCATAAAGGCTAGAAAGGCCGCTGAAGAGAAGTATGTGCGCCCAATAGTTGATGAGTGGAAAAACAAAAAGCCTGTAGAGAAATAGACTCTATGGGCTATTTTGCTATCTAAGTTTGGCACAGCGTTCTATGCTTTTTTGATACCTGGCATTTTAAGGAAATATATCGGTAAAACTTAGTGTTGTTTATGTTCACCAGGGGATTAAATATCAAGTGCTGAGAAAAACTGTTCGATTCTAATAAGAGGGGGGAAAAGTATGCCGCGCTGGTATGATAGAAAAATTAACAATGTCTATTTTTCTGAAACACCAAAATACTACTCTCGAATTAAAGATGTACGATTAGCGCTTGCCATTAGGAGTGCCACATTGGCCAGATTGCTGCATATTGATGAGGTTACATTCTTAGGATATGAAGAGAATAAAACTACGGAACTCCCTCTTGAACTTTTTATGGATATGTCTATTTTGACGGGGTTGTCTGCAGATTATCTTATGGGGTTGACCGATGAGCCGGCAGCGTATTCTCCAAGCCTTCAGATGCCGCAGCAGCTTACAACGGAAAGAATCAGAGAATATCGAACAAATCATGGTATCACGATAAAAGCTATGGCGGAGCGCTTGGATATCAGTAAAGGAGGCTATTGCAGTAAAGAGCTCCATCCAGAAATATTGAGTTTTACGATTTTAGACATCGTGCTTATTGCGTATTTGCTTGAAACCTCTGTAGATTACCTTCTTCATCTAACAGACGAGTTTATTCCTCATAAAAGGGGCATACATAAGAGAATTCCCTTACCTACAGCAGAAGTTATTCGCATAAAGAAGAAGCTTCATTTGGAGAGTATGTGTGCAACTACAGAAAATGAAATACACAAATATTGCCTTCAGCATTTTAGGTTAAAAGAAATACGACTTGCAAATAACTTAAGGCAGAAGGATGTAGCAGAGTTTTTAGGCATTAATATTATGACTTATGGGGGATATGAGAAGAAGCCGCACAACATTCCTGTTTACTTCCTGATAAAGCTTGCTAAGTTTTATGGATGCACCATTGATTATCTGGTTGGCAGCAGCGATATATTTTGAATTGTTTACTTCCGATAATGCTAACTTATCGGAACCTATATTCATACATGCGTTTATTTATTGCTATCGGTTTGCATTCTTTTATGAAGGAGGACATTCGCTATGGATAAGAAAATAATTGCAGCCGGAGTTGTAGCTATTGCTGTTTTGGGAGGAGCAGGTTGGTATTGGGGGTACTACACTAAAACGCCAGCCTATTCTCTGGGAATTATTAAAGATTCCATACAGAAGCACGATGTCAATAAATTTAAGCAACACGTTGACCTGGATAGCTTTTTGTCCAGGGGCTATGACGATTTAGTAGAGGCAAGCATTGAAGACAATAAAAATAGTAGTGATTATAGTGAGTTAGGCGCTAATTTTGCAAAGGGACTTTTTGTCGCATTTAAACCAACTATTACAGGTGAAATTAAGGAGCAGATTCTCCGGGCTGTAGAAGAGGGCAAATGGGACAGTGACGACAAGAAGGATGAGAAGCCCAAAGAAGGGCAAGGGCCTAAAATCGATACCAACGCGATCGCAGAAAATACTGGAATGAAGAGTGCTCAGTTTAAAGGTATTGCTTCGACTAAAAAAGATGGAAAAGTTGCTGTAGTAGGGCTTAAGATTTATGAACCGTCTCTCAACGATGATTTTGTTTTGGATTTAAAGATGAGAGAATTGGATGATGGCACTTGGCAGCTTGTGGAAGCCTCAAATCTGAAAGAATACTTCACTACACTGAGGAAAGCAACACAGGTATTTCTTAAAAAGTATATTGATGAAAGGGCTGCAGCCATTAAGCCTTATAATGATGAGTTGAATGCTAAGTATCCGGCAAGCAAAGAGTTAACGCCAGATATGTATGATGATATTTTGGCAATTTATGGCAAAATTGATGAAGCGGTAGAAAAAATCCAAGTACCAGAAGCCGCAAAGAAATATGCTAAGCTGGCTAATGATGGTAATTCACTTCAGGCCCAGTTGGTGAAACAATATAAAGCCTATACAGCAGGGGATCATAGTCAGGAAACAATTAATAAAATTAACGAGTTAAGGCGCAAAAATTCCAAAATTCAGGGTAAAATTAATGGTATCAGAAATTCTGTCAAAGATGTCGATACTAACCAGTAGTAGGGGAGAAATAAGATGAAGAAACGTTTAATTGTGATCGGATTAACGGCAGCACTGTCTGCATCGGTTTGTGGCGTTATGACGGCTAATGCAGAGGTGCTTTATCTTCCAACCGCAAACTACAGTCAGCGGGCAGCTGAAAAGGGGATTCCGAGTTCAGTCCGGGTGGAGACAACGGATTCTGAAGACTTTTATCGCTATAATAACTACCGATTTAATTTGCATTCGTGGGTGCCAGTATTTCTTGACCAGGTACGTCCACCGGTTAATGGAGATGGTTGTTCCTTCCGAAATAACGATGGTTCAGTTGCTCTTGTTGTAAGTGGCAGTCATCGAAACCCAAGATATACTATTGATGATGATTATGAGAGAGAAATCGATTCGAGTATTACCTATAAAACTCGTGGAGAAAACTGGTATGTAGTCTCCGGGGTAAAAAATGGAGATGTTTATTATAGGAAAAGATTTGTAGGCGATAATGTGGTTGCATCTTTATACTTTTCTTATCTATATAGTGAAAAGGACGATTACGACTGGATTGTACCAATCTTGGATAAACACTTTACTTCTGAGGACTGGGCTGTTTATTAATTTTCCAATTGTCATATAATTTTGATTCTTGTGGGAGGGATCTATATGAAAAAGTTTTTAGTTGCATTAGGATTGGCAACGGTACTTTCTATGCCGTCGGCATTCGCTTATACATTTTATGTTGAGCCCGAAAGTGACACGGCAGTTTCTTTTAATGTCTATGATGTTCTTGATGGTAAATGGGAGACGACTTTTGTAAATTATGCAAACTCCAACGGTGATGACGAGTATTGGATTAGAGTGGCAAGTCGTTATGACCAGACTAAACTTTTACACTATCTTACAATGAAAGTAGATGGTGAAAGTTATCGCCTGAATGCGATTCCTTTGGACAGTAAGCATTACTATGCAGCTTCTTCTGCTAATACAACATATGGGGATTTGGGAAATAATGCACACTATTCTTCGTTGAATCGCTATTATCCCATTCCAACAGACCTCGCGTTTAAGTTGTTGAATGCAAAAGAAATCATCATCACATATAATACAGATAAGGAAATAAACTGTGACATACGCGTGAATCAGAAAGTTATTGAAAACCTGAAAAAAGCGTATTCCTTAAGATATGCAGATTTCAATAATTACTGGAAACCGATTGATAAGCGGTTGAAGTTGCAGCAAGAAGGAAAAACAATCTAAGCTATTCAGAAATCGTAGAGAAGACTAAGGATAGGATTAACTATGATAAAGGAAATTGTATTTTTAATAATTACCACGCTATTTATGGTAACAGGTGTTTATGCTGAGGATTCTAGGTGGGTATGGGTTGATTCTGATTCAACTCGTTCAATATACATTGATAAGCAAACAATAGATTGGGATGAAAGTGCCAATGTGATCACTTTTTGGAGTAAAACAACAACATTGAGTGGCGAAGAATGGTTAAGCCAAAGGAAAGTTAGCTTAGACTATAAAATGATTGGCACTTTGGCATTTGAATCAAATTCTCCTGATGCAGGGAGAAAAAGGAAGACTTTTAGCCCAGTAAAGTATTATCCAATTTGGATAGACTCTACTACGGAAAAAGAAGTTAATGCTGTATGTGATGAGTTACATTTAGCACCTATATGGGGAACCAAGACGCATAACTGGAAATAGATAAAGTCAACTTCTGAGGATAACTATTTTATTTGTACGGATGCATTTTGTTATTATGGACAGGATGTTTACGGTGTATTTGCCAAGACAACATGGGAAGGCAGTAGAGGGCATATGATTGGCAAGGAACTTTATTTTATTAACTTTAACACTAGGAGAATAAAGCGATATAATTCGCATGCGGCTGCTTACGTAATTGCACCTGATTCAGTAGAGGAAGCTATATTCAATGAAGCAAAAAAAATAGTGAACGGTAATGAAAATAGTTAG